GTCTCACTGATCCCAGGTCTATTAACCCTGTACAGCCGTTAGCTAGTATCGGTAACCTACGAGAGAATCAACTAGCACTTCTAGTCGTAGTTTATGTCACGACAGTCAATAGACCAGGGATCAGCACCCAGGAAAGACGGCAACAAGTTGCGGTGTGATCCTGGGTCGATCCTTATATTATGGAGCCCAAGGCGGCTCCGTATATTTTTCCTCTTCTAAAACTGGACCGCAATCTTGACAGCTGTAGCCGTCCGAAGACCACCAATCCGGCTTTGTCTCTTCTTTACAAATTGGACAAGTCCAATCATTAGCGAAATTAAACTCCAGTTGTTGCGCCATTTGATTTGACCTCCAATTCTTCAGTTAATAATAATGGTTCATCAAAATTAACAATTTTAAATGAAACATTTTTATTTTTATTAATTACATTGTGAGCGTCTAATAATTCGTGAGCACCTTCTTTATAATCAGAAGTGCCTACAACATTAAAGCTTGGCTCAATGTCATGTCCGTAGGTTGTTTTTTTTATTATTAAGTACATATTTATTTATCCTTTCTTATGGGAATTTATATCACTATAAAATTAATATTCAAACATTATTTTAAGACAGATTGACGCATACACGTATAAGTTGTGCTCGCGACCCTGGGGCCCACCCTCCCCTAGAAAAAAAAATAAAATAAAAATTGACTTATAATTTTAGATGTAGTATAAAATCCCATAACAAAAGAAAGGATAACAAATGACTAAAAAACATGAAGACGGTACGATCAATCTGTCAGATAAAAAAGTAAAATTCTGGACCGATCAGATCAACGAAGAGACAGCAGAAAAAAAACGAGATCTTGAAAGAGAACTCGAAAAAAAAGTCGATGACGATATCGACGGTAAAGTTTCTAGTTTTATGAAAGAATTAAAACTAGATAAACTTTACAAGGACCATGAAACAAACGATAAAAACCTGCAGGATTTTTTAAATCAAAAAGATTTAAAAGAGCAGCAGTTAAAAGAAAAGAAAAAAGAAAGCGCTAAAGTTTTTATTGATTTGTTTAATAGACAGGCAAAAATCCATGACTGGTCCAATATGTACGATCACGATCACGACATAGAAGACTTTGACAGGCATATTAAAAATGTTTGTCGAACTGAGTACTTTAACGAGCTTAAAAAGAATACACCGGAGGGCAAGCTATTACAGGAAATAGACGGTAAAAGAAAAGCTATGTTAAGGGCATTAAATCAACCAAGATTAAAATTCAAAGAGGTTGATTTTAACGCGGCTATGTCCAATGGTTTCAATGCAATAGGTATTGAGTATAAACCAATTGATATTGAAGACGCTAACAGAAAAATAAATTAATGGAGGGTTTATGAAAAAATATTAACTAACATTTGACAATGTATGGGATTTAATATAAAATCCCATACATAAAAGAAAGGATAAATTATGAAATACTTAGTTAATTTTGAAATAAAAGAGCAGGGCTTTTCTGAAATTGTAGAAGCAGAAAACAAAGAGGAAGCTTTAGACAAAGCGAAAGGTTATCTTGAAAAAAGATTTATTGAGCTGGAAGCTAAAGAAACAATAACACCAATACATGAGAGGAATAATGTTCAAAACTAAAAATGGATTATACAGCAGAAAAAGATTTAGCTGCACTCAAGCAATTAGTTATTTTATTTATAGTAAGTTAGATAAGAAAACTAAAGAAGCAATAAGCACTAAAACTCAATTGGGTTATGGTATCCATGATTATAAAACAGGTAAATTGTTTTTAATTGAACATATCTCTTCAGGTCGTTGGAAGTTTTTAGGAAAGCATTTTAATAAACTTGACGACATAAATAAAAAGAAATCATATCTAATAAATAAATACTACAAGACAGCTTAAATTAAAAAAGGGTATGGGATAAATCCCATACCCTATGTGCAGACTGCATAGCTCTGCTCGAGAATCGTGGGCCCACCCTCCCCGAGGGGTCCCAGCCAAATACAAATATAGATACAAAAATACACCCCCCACCACCCTCCTGGCGATAGGGGTCCCTATAGTTTGCTGTATACAGTTTGTTTTAGTCTTAAATCTGTGGTAATTTTAAAACCGAAACAAAACAGAAGTGAAAAAAATTCTGCAAAAATTTTATGAAACCGAAATATTTAGAGAAGAGTTTTACCCGAACACTGTCCTTTGAACGTCAGCAGCAATACGCTGAAATTCATTTGCTTAAAAAACAAAAAGAAAAACAAGAAAAAATTAAAAATAATTTTATGGCCTTTGTAAAAGAGATGTGGCCAGAGTTTATTGAAGGAAGACATCACAAAGAAATTGCAGATAAATTTGATAAAATTGCACAAGGTAAAATTAAAAGATTAATTATCAACATGCCGCCGAGACATACTAAGTCAGAGTTTGCCTCGTTCCTCTTACCGTCATGGATGGTGGGTAGAAAAGCTGATCTTAAAATTATACAGACGACTCACACTACAGAACTCGCGCTCCGTTTTGGACGTAAAGCTAAAACACTAATTGATTCCCCTGAGTATCAACGTATCTTTCAAACAAGACTCAGAGAGGACTCACAAGCTGCGGGTAAATGGGAAACCGAGCAAGGAGGTGAGTATTATGCAGCGGGTGTGGGATCGGCGATCACGGGCCGTGGAGCGGATTTGTTGATTATCGATGACCCACACTCGGAACAAGATGCAATGAATCCTGAAGCGCTGGAGCGTGCTTACGATTGGTATACATCAGGACCACGACAACGTTTGCAGCCAGGTGGAGCAATCGTAGTGGTTATGACACGATGGAGTCAAAAAGATTTAACTGGTGCATTAATTAATTCACAAAAAAATATTAAAGCAGATAAATGGGACATCGTTGAGTTTCCAGCGATCATGCCATCCGGTAAACCTATCTGGCCTGAGTATTGGAAGAAACAAGAATTAGAAGGAGTCAAAGCTAGTTTAAGTGTTGGTAAATGGAATGCGCAGTGGATGCAAAATCCAACATCAGAAGAAGGAAGTATCATTAAACGAGAATGGTGGAAGATTTGGGAAAAACCTAGCATCCCGCCGCTGCAACATATTATTCAAAGTTACGATACCGCGTTTAGTAAAAAAGAAACAGCTGACTACAGTGCGATAACGACATGGGGAGTTTTTTATCCAGATGAAGACTCTGCTGCTAACTTAATATTACTCGATGCACATAAAGAACGACTTGAGTTTCCAGAGCTTCGTAAAGAAGCATTAGAACAATACAAGTATTGGAATCCTGATACCGTCATCATAGAGGCAAAAGCCAGTGGTCAGCCATTAACTTATGAGTTGAGAAAAATTGGTATTCCTGTTATAAACTTTACTCCTAGTAAAGGACAGGATAAATACTCTAGGGTAAACGCTGTCGCTCCGATGTTTGAGTCGGGGATGATTTGGGCGCCTGACGAAGAATTCGCAGATGAGGTTATAGAAGAATGTGCATCATTTCCTTATGGAGATCATGATGATTTGGTGGACAGTACAACACAAGCGTTAATGCGTTTTAGACAGGGAGGATTTGTAAACTTGCCTGACGATTACAAAGAAGATCCATTACCGCGAATTGATAAGGAATATTACTGATGACATCAGATGAATACGCACAAATACTGGACGACTTTGAATTAGATAAAAAAATAGGTCTTATCCCAGAAGATTTTGATCTTACAAGTTACATAGAACAAAGACGTAGAGAGTTTGAGTCGAAAGCGGACGGCGGATCGGTAGGTATAGAAGTTTTGTTTAGCCCAAAAGTGCCAGCAGCTCCCTCACAACTTGTATCTGAGTCGGACATACTTTTAGGTTATAGAGGTGATGCTGCGTATAGAAGTAAAAGTGAACAAGCTAAAACTATTGGACAAGGGGATGTTGGAACTAAATCTGATTTTGGAGATGGTCCTGCTCAAGGTGGTGGAGGAGGAGATGGACCACCAAGTATAATTAATCCACCAACAAAAGATAAAAGCACAGAACTTTTAACATTCGATGAATACACAGGCAAACCAATGACCTTTGCAGATGTAGCAACTGCGAATAAATTTTTAAATTTTGTAAAAACTAAAGGTGGTTATGAAACTGGTGCCAGTGAAGAAGGAGATGCATTGTATGAAGCATTCCAAAAAGCTACAGGCAGAGATACTTTTATGCAAGATGCAACTGTTGATTCTGTTACTAATATGAAAACGACAGAGACTGATGGAAACCTAAAACAATTTATGGATAGAACTTCTACAATAACAGATAACCCTACTGGTAAAATGATGAAATCTTTAGTGGTAGAGACACCTACAAGTTTTACACAAAGAACTATTAGACCAACTGGAATTATGGAAAATGATGTTCCTCAAAAATTTGGTGATCCACAAAGTTTACTTGTTGATCCTCCTAAAAATATTATCGGGAGTGAATTAAAAGACGGTGGCCGAGTCGGATTGTTTATGGGCGGTCCGGCATTAGAGGGCCAAGCATTAGCAATCTATAATTCAATGAAAGACTATGGCGCTACTGATCAGGCGATCGCGGATCGTTTAGCGGCATTGGGTTTATCTAATACACCAGGAGGTTCAACAGACACACCAGGCATAACTCCGGGTCAACCATTAGGTTATCAAGGGGGTAATGATCAAGATACAACTTTTGTAGATAGACAAGACTATAGTTTTAACCCTGCAAATTATGGACCAGGAGAAAAATTAGAAATAAATCCCGCAGCGATTGGAATGAGTTTTTATGAACAACCAACTGTAAGTGAAAAAATTACCAAAAAATTAGGAGAATTTACTCCAGAAGAATTAAAAGGTGTAAAAATGTCAGAGATAGGAAATTTAAAATTATCAGATGAATTTTCTGTTCCTAAACAAAAAAACTTTTTTGAAAAAACAATTGATGCGTTTACATCAATGCCAGCTAAAGTAACATCTCAATTTAAAACACCCACTGGTATTCAACCAAGAGGACCAGCTGAATTAGGTTTTATGACAAAAGAGATTGAAGGATTACCAGCTGGCTTAACAAGAGATCAAATAAGAGCGATGTATGATAACTACGGTCAGTTTTTTGGAAGACAATCTAATTTTGCAAGTGCAAGAGTACCTGGTAAAGTAGGAGAGTTGGCTAATATGGCAATTGGAGCTGTAGCAGGAGTTCCAATATTAGGACCACTTCTTTCAAATATGAAACAAGGAGACAGAGGTCTACAAAGTAAATACACCGTAGACAATGTAGGGTTTGGAAATACAGGTGCAAGAGATGAATTTGGTTTAGCAACTTTTGATAAAAAAGATGGCTTCCTAGGATTAACAGGAAATACTACAAGAAATTATGTAGATAGAATGAATGAAAGATTAGGAGAGCTTGACAAATTTTTTAGTGAAAGAATAGAAGGCTTTGATATTAATAATTTAGATGATGCAACTCTTTCTGAAATGTCAAAAATAAATAATTTCTATACAAAACAAATACAAGCTTATAAACAAAGAACAGCAGTAGAGGATATAAATAAAAGAACACAAGACGCAATTCAAGCTCAAAAAATTCAAGATGAATTAGCAAAAGCCGCTGCAGCAAAAGACAGAGCCGCAGCTTTAGCAGCGATTAAGAAACAAGGAGAAATGGATTACAATCCTAATATACACGGACCAGTTGATTATGGAAAAGGTAGTGATGGTAAACAGTCTTTTGATTCTGGAATGGGATTTGGTATTAATGCAACAACCGGCGGTCCAGTAAGTAATAAAACTGGTAAAGGAAGAACGGATTATTCAGACGGCGGCCTCGCTACGATGTTCACTAGGAGGCGATAGTGGCCACTGTAACAAATCAATACGGAACATTTAAAACTGATAAATTAGTGGGAGGTAAAAGACTTCCTGTTACTGCAGAAGAAGAATCCATAGCACAAAAACTTTATGGAAAAAGTTTTAAAGATTTACCTAACAGTCTAAGAACAAATATTAGAAGAGGAAAAGTTAGCGAATCTTTAGCTGCTTTTTCTTTTGAAGAGTATTTAGAGGATTATAAAAATATGGCAAATGATCCTGATTATGTTCCTAAATACATAAAACCAGGTAGAGGCACAGGTCTTCCGGCTCAACAAATTAGGGCTAGAGCAGAAGCTAAAAAAACTATTCCTGGTTTTGAAGAAAAGTTTAAAAAAAATGTTAATAAAAGAAAAAGATTAAAAAGAGAAGCTGATCCTATAAAAAGAGAAATGGATTTAGTAGCTAAAGCAGAAAGAAGAAGTAGACGAAGACTTAAAAAACAAGACGTTGCTTTAGCTCCAAGAGAAAAAAAAATAAATCTAGATCAACGAGCTTACGCAAGAACATTAAATAAACCAATTAAAGATAATCCTTTATTAGTTTTAAATGATAAAGATTTAATAGAAAGACTTTCTATTTCAGTATCTGAAGATGGAGATATAATAAAAAAATCTCCAGGTCTTACAAAAAATTTTTTAAAAAAAAGAGGATTGTTTGAAATTGAACATCAAAGAGATATTTTTAAAAAAGGAAGAGGTAAAGATTTACCATATAATAGAAATTTAATTGCAGGTCCTTATAATAGAGCGGGTGGTTTTAAAGAGATGGCTGAAAAGTTTATCGAAAAAAATCCAGATCCTTCTAATCCTAAAGTTCAAAACATTTTAAAAATAGCAGAAGATTTAAAAATAACAATTAGACCTGACGTGCCTGAAGGAACATTTGCAACTAAAGCTTTAGGTTACAAACAATTAGCAGACCCAATAGAAAAATTTAAAGATGTTGGAGAAAAATTTGTATCAGAAAATTTTTTAGCAAATTTTATTGCAAAAGTAAAATCAGTTCCTGGTGGCTGTCGAGCGGTTGTAACAAGAGCATTAGGTGGACCAATAGATAAATGTGAAGCAATAATTATGTCAGATCCTGAAAAAGCTGCTACTAAATTAACTCAAACAATTACCGCAACCAAAGGACCACTTAAAGATTTAAAAGAAGACTCACAAAAACTTATTCGTCTATATAGAGGCGAAGGATTTAATTTAAGAACAGGACCATCTATTAAAGAAATGGCTAAAACTTTTGGTGTGTCAGAAGCAGAGGCAAAGAAAAAACTTTTATCAGGTCAGTGGTTTACTTCAGATCCAGTGGCTGCTGCATCTTACACAAATAAATTAGGTAAAACAAAGTTTGTAGATGTAACTCCAAAAGAGTTTATGGATTTTAAACGATACGTAGACAGAGTTAACAAAACAAAAAGTTTAAGTGGTAAAGATAGATATCCTGTGGGAACACAAGATAAATTATCAATTGTTCCACGATATAAATTAGATGAGTTTGAAAAAGCGGGTAAGTTAAAAAGTCAAAGAAATATATTTAAAGACTTTACTACTAAATCTGGTTATATGGAAAGAGCAGAAGGAGTATTATCTTATGACTCTGTAAAAGGAGGATTTGTAGATCCTGCAGATCCAACTACGATTGTTAATCAAGATCAAATAAAAGCGTGGGCTAAAGCTAATCCAGAAAAAGTAACAGCGGGCACAGAAGCTGTAGAAGCTGCAACTAACAAAAGTGTAATTTCTAATGTAGCTAAATCATTGGCTCGTGTTGGAGCACCATTGCCTGTTGCTGCAATAGATTCATACTTTATTGGTAAACAAGTTGCAGATGGTAAAGGCACAGCAGAGATTGCAAGCAACCCATTAAACTGGTTAGGTCTTGCAACTATGGAGCCATTGGCAAAAGTAAGTGGGATTGCAGAACCAGGCAAGCTAAATGCGATCTTGAGATTAGGATTGAATCCTGCTACAATTAGGGGTATAAGCAGGTTTGCAGGTTTACCGGGACTTGCGATAAGTACAGCTATGACTGCATATGACCAGTATCAAAAATACAAAGATGGAGAGGGATTCATCTTCAATTTATTAAACCAAAAGGGAACCGAATAGATGGCTACAATAGACAAACCACTTCCAAATACAAATATTAGCGAAACAGTTGTTAAAGTTCCAAAGCAAGAAGAATTAATTCAAGAACGAGATGAGATTATTGAAAAGAAAGATCAACAGGGCAACATTGAAGTTACAATGGACGAAGAGGGCGGTGCAGAGATTGCATTTGACCCAAGAGCTGTAACTGAAGAAGGTGGTCAAGATCATTTTGAAAACTTAGCAGATTTTTTAGGTGAGGATGTCTTAGAACCTTTGGGTGCCAAAATGGTAGACCAATACAACGAGTACAAAGAATCTCGTGGTGATTGGGAAGACACATATAGAAATGGTTTAGAACTTTTAGGTTTTAAATATGAAAGACGAACAGAACCATTCAGAGGTGCATCAGGTGTTAATCACCCTGTACTTGCTGAAGCGGTAACTCAGTTTCAAGCACAAGCTTACAAAGAATTATTACCAGCTGACGGACCAGTCAGAACACAAATTATGGGTGACGCTACTGTTCCAAAAGAGGAACAAGCAAAGCGTGTAAAAGATTTTATGAATTATCAAATTATGGATCAGATGAAAGAGTATGAACCAGAGTTTGATCAAATGCTTTTTTACCTCCCTCTCAGCGGCTCTACCTTTAAAAAAGTTTATTATGATTCTCTCTTGGGTAGAGCCGTATCTAAATTTGTACCTGCGGATGATTTAATTGTTCCATACTCTGCAAATAGTTTAGAAGACGCAGAGTCAGTGATACACGTTGTAAAAATTTCTGAAAACGAATTAAAGAAACAACAGATTAATGGTTTTTACAGAGATATAGAATTGGGCACACCACCTGTTACTCAAAATCAATTAGAGGATAAAAAATTAGAGCTAGAAGGAATTTCTAAAGATGGCCAAGAAGATCAATATACTTTGTATGAAGTGCACACTAATTTAGATTTAGAAGGTTACGAGGACATGGGTGGAGATGGTGAACCTACTGGAATTAAATTACCTTACGTCGTGACTGTATCACAAGCAGGAAATAAAGTTTTATCTATTAGAAGAAACTACAATCCAAATGATCCACTGAAGAAAAAAATAAATTACTTTGTGCAATTTAAATTTTTACCTGGAACAGGATTTTATGGTTTTGGTCTAATCCATATGATTGGTGGGCTAACTAGAACAGCTACTGCAGCATTAAGACAATTACTTGATGCCGGTACTTTAGCAAACCTACCAGCTGGTTTTAAATCTAGAGGTATAAGAGTTAGAGATGATGCACAACCACTACAGCCTGGTGAGTTTAGAGATGTAGATGCACCTGGTGGTAACATCAAAGATCAGTTTATGACTTTACCTTTTAAAGGACCTGATGCAACACTATTACAATTAATGGGTATTGTTGTACAAGCAGGACAAAGATTTGCAGCGATTGCAGATATGCAAGTTGGTGATATGAATCAACAAGCTGCAGTGGGTACTACAGTTGCATTATTAGAACGTGGTTCACGTGTAATGTCAGCGATTCACAAAAGATTGTACGTTGGACTTAAACAAGAATTTAAATTATTAGCAGAAGTATTTAAAACATACCTACCACCGGTGTATCCTTATGATGTACCAGGTGCAACAAGAGAAATTAAAGTACAAGACTTTGATGAACGAGTAGATATTCTACCTGTTGCAGATCCAAACATCTTTTCACAAACGCAAAGAATTAGTTTGGCACAAAGTCAATTACAACTGGCGCAATCAAATCCTCGTATACATAATTTATATCAAGCATATAGATCAATGTATGATGCGCTGGGGGTAAAAAATGTAAATTCTATTTTACCACCGCCTGCTCCACCACAACCAATGGATCCGGCGTTAGAAAATATTATGGCAATTAACGGTAAACCGTTTCAAGCGTTTCCAGGACAAGATCACAAAGCA